TGGCAGACAACCTTGCCATCAATGCGCTCTTTCTTCCTAGAGACAAGCGACCCACGCAATGCATCTACCTTCACTGAGAAGGTACAGAACAAGATGTCAACCATTGCCGCTAAGTTGGATACTCTTGGTATCTCAGCAATGTCAACTGACCCAAAGACTGGCAAGTTAATTGACAACTCAGAGTTCATCAAAGGTCTTGCTATGCAGACCATCCAGAACAACTGGGATGATTCACAACTAGAAGATTTCCTTGCAACAAAGTCAACAGTTATGTTTACAGGTGGCGGAACCCTTGGTTCTACACTTGAGAAGGTTAAGAACCAGGCATACATGTATGGCATTAAGATTGATGCTGCCCTTGAAAAAGAAATTAACTTTTCACTTCTTGACCCTAACGATGGCAGAGATGCTAACTACTGGCTCTACTCTGTTAAGCAGCAGGCAATGGATAGCCCAACATACAAACCGTTCGCTGAGTCTTTAAAGGCTGGGCGTAGCCTATATGAAGTAACTAATAACTACCGCCAACAGATGGCTAACTTGCTTGAGGTTGACTCAACAGCAATCACATGGGATGACCTCATGGGCAAAGTTGTTGACAACACAACTGGTAATGCCCGTACTTTTGCTGACTTCACTAAGCAAGTTAAGCAAGACAAACTATGGCAGTATACAAAAAATGCAAAGGAAACATACAGCAATATGGCTCTTGACCTTGCACGAACATTTGGGTTTAGCGGATAATGGCAATAGACGACTCAGACCGCAGACTCATGCAGCAAGCCCGTGATGCAGCAGCAGCCAGGCGTGCAGAAACAGAACGCGAAAATGCTCGCGCTGCAGCAGCAGCGGCGGCAACAGCGGCGGCAACAACAGCATCCCGTGCTGCTCTTACAAAATTAACTTCTGGTGCAACGCTTACTAACGCAGAACGCGCTGCTCTTAACATGACTCCAGCACCACAGTCAAACTTTACTTATGGTGCAGGAAACCCTATGTCTGGTGTTACACCACCTACACCTACGCCTACAACATTTCCAGCAGCAGGAACTTTTGTTGGTTGGGATTATCAAGGTAATACCCAGACAACAGGAACCTTAAGGCGCAAGATTGTTGCCGATGGCAAGGGTGGAACTAAAGTTGACTTTGGTTCGGTTGAAAAGAATCCTGATTATGTTTCAGGAAGTCGTGGTGGTGGAACGGGTACTGGTGGCAACACTGGCAGCGGAAACACTGGCAGTGGTAACCAAACCTTTACATGGACAGACCCAGATACTGGGCAAGTAAGAACATTTGCATCTGCAGCAGAACTAAACGCATTTGTTACAACTTGGTCTACAAAGAAGTCATCTGATTCATCCACTGCAGCAGCCGCTGCAGCAGCAAAGGCTAAGGCTGATATAGAGGCACAAGCAAAAAGAACTGCGCAACAGGACTTTAAAGCCGCTCTCACTGAAATGGGTCTTGCTGATTTAGCAGACACAGTTGATGAGATGATTCGCCAAGACTTTACTGCATCACAAATTAAACTTGAACTACCTAAGCAACCAGCATATAGATTGCGCTTTCCTGGTATGCAGGCTTTGCGAGATGCAGGTCAGGCTATCAATGAGGCTACATATATTTCAATGGAAAGAGGCTACCTTCAAACTTTAGGAGCCTTCGGTTTAGATGCTGGAGTATTTGGTACCCGCGCTGAACTAGGTAAGTACATTGCTAATATGGTTTCGCCACGCGAATTTGAGGAGCGAGTAAATATCGCTAAGACTCGCGTTGCAGATAACTCAGATGTAGTTAAGCAACTCAAGGGTTATTACCCAGAGATTGACGACTCAGCCGTTGTTTCATATTTGCTCAATCCTACAAAGGGTATGGACATCATCAAGAAGCAGGTTCGTGCTGCTGAGATTGGTGCTGCTGCTACCTTCGCTGGGTTCTCTGACCTTGGCGGTAAGGGTGCAATGGGTACAGGTTATGCCGAGTCACTCATCGGAGCCACTGGTACTGCAGATTTGGCAGCGCTTAAGAAAGACTTTGGGCAGGCTAAGACACTTGCTCGTACACAGTCACGCCTTGCAGGTATTGAAAGCCAGGCTTACAACGAAACAGAAGCAGTCAATGCAGCCATCGCTCAAGAGCAGGCTTCAATCCTTGCTTCACAACGCAGAGCCGAAAGAGAAACGAAGTTCCGTTTCGGTGGCACAAGCGGCGTTGGTGCTACTTCACTAAGAAGCACTACAAACCAATAAATAGAATCCTGAACGGACCCACCAGCCCCGTCAGCGTAACAGTCTGGTAGCGATAGCCGACATGGTTTCCCCGAACCGTGTTTGTGGATTGCGAATACAACTAACAAGGGAGATAGGTAGATGGCTACCAATTACGAATACGATGACGAAGATGACTTCACCGAAGAAGGTGGAGATGTCGTTAAGCAACTACGCAAGGTAAACCGTACGCTCGAAAAGCGTTTAAAGGAACTTGAGGCAGAGGCTAACACTCTGAAAATTCAGACTCGTCAGCGTACAGTCAAGGATGTACTTACAGCAAAGGGTATCAACCCAAAAATCGCAGCGTTTATCCCACAAGATATTGAGGGAGAAGAAGCAATCTCAGGATGGCTTAACGAATACGGCGATGTCTTTGGAGTTACCCAGCCAGAAGAAGCAAAACAAGACAGCGAAGATGTATCTGCTGCAAAACGAATCGCCAACACAGTCAACAGCGCAGCAGCGCCAACGATTGATGAAGATGCATTAGCAAAGATTCTATCCGCAGAAGGTCCCGCTGCTTTGAACGCCATCCTTGGAATCAATTAACTTACAAACTACCAATCACCATAGGAGGTGAACTAGATGGCATATACAGACACAACTGCGGTTGCTGGTCTTATCAAGACAGCGTATGACCGCTATGTTGAGTTCGCTCTGCGCAGCCAGCCAATGATTCGTTCAGTGGCAGACAAGCGCCCAGCACAGCAAGCCATGCCAGGTTCAACCGTTGTATTCTCACTTTACAACGACTTGGCTGCTGCTACTTCAACACTCGGCGAGACAACAGATGTCACAGCCGTAGCACTACCAGATGTATCAACCGTTTCTGTCACACTAGAAGAAAAGGGTAACGGCGCACTTGTTACACGCAAGTTGCAGTTGTTCTCACTTTCAGATGTTGACCCAGCAGTTGCAGACATCATTGCTTACAACATGGCAGATTCTATTGACCAGATTGCAATGTCAGCACTTAACGGCGGAACTTATGTTCAGTACGCAGGTGCAACAGCAACATCAACAGCAACTGTCACAGCGGCAGCAGCAGTTGATTCTGCAGACATCCGCAAGATTGTTGCAAAGTTGCGTTCACGCAAGGCTGTTCCACGCGAGGGTAACCTCTACTGGACAGGTATCCACCCAGAAGTTTCACACGACCTTCGTGCTGAGACTGGCAATGTGGGCTGGCGCGATGTTCACTCACTCACAGATTCAGGTCAGGGTAACCTCTGGGCTGGAACTATCGGAACATACGAAGGTGCTTTCTTTGTTGAAACAAACCGTATGTTCTCTGCTAAGTCAGGCGCAGACCAGACAGCACTCGCAACAACAGCAGTTACAGTAGCAGGAACATCAGCAGGATTCACACTCGGCGTTGCTTCATCTTCTGTTATTGCATCACGCGCTGAAGTTGGCGATAAGATTTCAGGAACAGGCATCGCTTCTGGTGCAAAGATTTCTGCTATCGCAACATCAGGTTCTACAACAACAATCACTGTTAACACAGCACACTCTGCTGCAGTAACAGTTTCAACTGTTGTTACAGTAACTCCAGTAACCCGCGTATTCAGCACAATCGTTGCTGGAAAGCAGGCACTTGCAGAGGCTGTAGCAGTCGAGCCAAATGTTGTTATCGGACCAGTCACCGATTCACTCATGCGTTTCCGACCAATCGGTTGGTACGGCGTACTTGGATTTGCTCGCTACCGCGAAGAATCCCTATACCGCATTGAATCAGGTTCTTCAATCGCAGCATTGTAGTTGCAACGGGGGGCAGGGCTTCGGCTCTGCTCCCCTCTAACTAAGGACATAACATGTATAGATTTACAACACCAACAGTTGAAGAAACCCCAGCAGGTGGCGGTCCTTTGTTTTCTCGTATGACTTTACATCAGGGTATTTCAGTTCTCCGCACGCAGGGTGTGTATTCTTCCTACAGATACCCATCGCTTACGGAAATTTTAGCAGCAGAAGAAGTTTATTTAGGCGGGCATATCTACGAAGTAGATGACACAGCCGCAGTCCGTTTAACCGCAGCAGGTTACGGAGAGTTCCTGGAGGAAATTTAATGGCATGTAGAACAGGCTGTCCAACGCAAGACCACGCTAATTGGGGCGAGTGTCTGCGAGCATCGAACCTAGAGTTCGGGACAGGCGATGCAAACTCATCAGCGAGTATGCCTAAGAAAAAGTTTGAAGCAGAATTGCAAGCGTATAGAGATGCTAGAAAGCAAGGCATCCAGCCAACTGGTACATCCATGGCAAAAATACAAGCAGCAGTAGACATTTCCAACAAGGTGGGTAAAGCCTTTGATGGAGACACAAACTCATTTAAAAACTAAGGGAGGAAACCATGGCAGCAAAAAAGAAACCTGTCGTAAGACAGAAAAAAGTTATAGACTTAGATACTTATTCTGCCCTTGATGCCTACGCGATTTCCCTCAATGAGTATTACAAGTCGTTAAGAAAAGCAGGATTCTCAGAGACTCATGCCTTCTGGCTTATGTCAGATAGAGAGAGTTACCCAGATTGGATTCTTCCAGTTAAGCCGTTAGAAAAAATATCAGGCAATGACTACGAAGATGATGAAGAAGATGACTAACAACTAACAAGGAGAAAACAATGCCAATGGTAAACGGAAAGAAATTTTCATACGACAAAGCAGGAAAGATGGCAGCCATGAAGGAAGCCAAGAAGTCAGGCAAGCCAGTAAAGAAGGCTGCTAAGAAGGCTCCAGCAAAGAAGATGAAGTAATGTGTAAAGAGTGCAACTGCTATGGAGCAAAGCATCCATACGGCATCGGCGGTAGCGCCGTAAACAAGCCAGCAAACGCATCAGTACCTCCAACAAAGAAAATGGAGATGGAGTCAGAAGATGAAGATGACTAAGAAGGCTGCAAAGGTCAAGAAAGTTATGGGCGAATACAAGCGTGGAACCCTTCACTCAGGTAAAGGTGGACCCGTTGTTAAGTCAAAGAAGCAAGCAGTTGCTATCGCAATGAGCGAAGCAAAGATGGCAAAGAAGAAGAAATAATGGCAGACCCAAGACTAAAGCGAGCAGGAGTATCAGGGTTTAATAAACCAAAGCGTACGCCTAACCATCCAACAAAGTCACATGTAGTTGTGGCTAAGTCGGGTGACCAGGTTAAGACTATTCGCTTTGGTCAACAGGGTGTCAGTGGTGACAAGAAGCCAACGGCTAGACAGGCATCATTTAAAGCACGCCATGCAAAGAACATTGCCAAGGGCAAGATGAGCGCAGCGTACTGGGCAGATAAGGTGAAGTGGTAATGAAGAAGAAAGCATTTTGGGATAAGAAGAATCCAAACAAGAAGTCAACTCCTTTAACGCCAGCCCAAAAAAGCAAGGCTAAGGCAATGGCAAAGAAGGCTGGGCGACCATACCCAAACCTAGTAGACAACGCAGCAGCAAAGCGAAAGGCTAAGTAATGGCAACAGGAGCAGCAGGAAGCACGCTAGTCGGTGAACTCAACCGTCTCGCTGGCATCACAGACAAGGCAGCCTTTAAAGGGCTTCTGGGGGCTGCTAATGCCTATGCAGGAACAACTGGCAAAGGGTTGCTAGGGGCTTTGAACTACAAAGTAAGCAGCACCCGTACCCCAGACAACTTCAAGGGTTTGACCGCAGTATGTAACGAACTGGCTGGAACCACAGGCAAGTCTGCCGTGGATGCCCTAAGGAGTATTGACCTATGAGTACATTTAATGATTTGGCAGAGCGCGTAGATACGCTTCTCCATGGATACTCCATTGCTACAGAGGCAAGCACATGGCTCACCACCTCTGCTACTAGCACTTCGACAACTCTTACCCTTCACGAAGTAGGAATCCTTGGTCGCGGGTATATTCAAATTGACGATGAGATTCTCTATGTTCACTCTATTGACCCAGCCAATAGCCAGGTAACTATTGCCCCTTGGGGTAGAGGACAGCGCGGTACCACCAAGGCAGCACACGATGCCAATGCAAAAGTAACCGTTGCTCCGCTATTTCCACGCAATGAAATCAAGCGTGCTATCAACGATACAATCAATGCAATGTATCCAAATGTATTTGCAACAGCGCAGACAGAGTTTACTTATGTCGCCAACCGCACAACATACGATTTGCCAGATGCAGCAGAGCAGATTCTTAACATCACACATGAACTTATTGGACCATCTAAAGAGTGGCTACCAGTTCGTTCATTTAATTTTGACCGTATGGCTAACCCAACAGCCTTCGGTACAGGTGGCAATATCGGAAAGAGTGTAAGCGTTCTCAGTCCAATTATGCCAGGGCGTAAAGTCAATGTGGTTTACGGCAAGCGCCCAACAGTATTCACCGCTGGTGACCAGGAGTTCTCAACATGGACAGGGTTGCCTAACTATGCAGAAGATGTGGTTATCTATGGAGCAGCGTTCCGCATGATTTCCTTTATTGACCCATCACGCCTAGCACCGCAGTCAGCATCAGCAGATGCTCTTGACATGCAGCAAGGCGCTCGCACAGGTGAATCAACTTCACGCTTCTTGTTTAATGTTTATCAACAGCGTTTAAATGAAGTTGCTGAAAATCAACGCCGTCAATATCCAACTCGTTCCCACTATCAAAGATAGGTAAATAAATGGCAGCAGGCGACCCAGGTACACTTAAGAGGAATTATTCAGCCATTGCAGTAGAGACAACTCTCAGTGCTGCTATTTCCTCACAAGCATCAGGTGACTCAAACACTTCTTTTGTAGTGGCATCCGTATCAGGATTCCCTTCAACTTTTCCATATACACTTCTTGTTGACCCTGATACAAACAAAGAAGAAGTGCTTACTGTATACGATGGAACTGGAACATCACTTAAAGTTTATCGTGGACAAGATGGAACATCAGCGCCTGCTCACTCTGCTGGCGCAACAGTTCGTCACGGTATTTCGGCACGCGAGTTTAAAGAACTACAAACCCACATTGCTGCTCGCGGTTTTGCTTCTGACTCAGGCATCCTATCTGGCGTAGATACACATGTTCACGGCATTGCTACTGGTGAAGGTGATGTAGTAGGTACACTCAAGACTCAGACTCTTACCAACAAGACTCTGACAAGCCCTACAATTAACACACCTACAGTCAGCGCTTTAACACTCAGCGATGCAAGCATTATCTTTGAAGGTGCTACTGCCGATGCTTTTGAAACAACTCTTACAGTAGTTGACCCAACATCAGATAGAACCCTTACTCTACCAAATGCTACAGATACTTTAGTTGGTCGTGCAACAACAGATACTCTTACCAACAAGACTTTAACTAGCCCAACAATCAATGGCGGTACTATTGCTACCGCTACTGTAACCAGCGCAACCATTGCATCTGGAACTCTTAGCACTGACTTAGTTGCTGGTGGCTATAAGGTAACTGGACTAGGTACACCATCTAGCACAGGCGATGCTGCCACTAAGGGTTATGTAGATACACAGGTTGCAAACCTTGTGGCATCGGCACCTTCAACTCTTGACACTCTTAATGAGTTGGCTGCTGCTCTTGGCAATGATGCAAACTACTCAACAACTATTACCAACGCATTGGCTGCAAAGTTGTCACTATCTGGTGGCACAATGACTGGCGCTATTGCAATGGGTACAAACAAGATTACTGGTCTTGGTACACCTACATCTTCTGCTGATGCTACAACAAAGAATTATGTAGACGGCATCTTAGGTTCAGCAACTTCTGCTGAGGCTTCTGCTACCGCTGCAGCAAGCAGCGCTGCTGCTGCTGCAACCTCAGCATCTGCTGCTGCCTCGTCAGCAAGTGCTGCTGCAACATCTGCTACAGCAAGTGCATCGTCTGCCAGTGCTGCTGCTACAAGCGCAAGCAACGCTCTAACAAGCCAAACCGCAGCAGCAACCTCAGCAACTAATGCTGCTGCTAGTGCAAGCGCTGCATCAACTTCCGCAACCAATGCTGCTGCATCAGCAAGTTCTGCTGCTACTAGCGCAAGTGCTGCTTCTACAAGTGCAAACAATGCTCAGACATCATCAGCCTCTGCTGCTACAAGCGCAAGTTCTGCTGCGATAAGTGCATCATCTGCTGCAGCCAGCGCAACTGCTGCTGCTACATCAGAGACAAACGCTGCAGCATCTGCTGCAAGCGCTGCCACAACATACGACAACTTTGATGACCGCTATCTTGGCGCTAAGACATCGGCACCAACAGTAGATAACGATGGCAACACACTTCTAACAGGTGCCATTTACTTCAACTCAAGCACAGGCATTATGTCAGTGTGGTCTGGAAGCGCATGGGTAGCGATTAACTCTGCTTCTTCATACTCAGCGCCTACCCTCGGTAGCACACTGATTTCTTCTGGAACAACAGTAACAACTATCAATGGCTTTACAAAGTTAGTCTCAGCAACATACGCATCTCTCGATGCAAACAGTAAGGAACGCAACATCGAACTCATGCAAATCATGGGCGCAATCTAAGGAAGGTAGTAACTAATGGCTACAACAACTAAGGCTCTCGCTCGTACAGCAGCAGCCACTTCAAGCGGAACACTATACACAGTGCCAGATACAAGCACACTTGCCATCGTTACCAACATTGTGTTGGCTAATGCAGCAACAAGTGCATCAACTGCAACTATTGCTATTGATGGAATTGTTATTGTGCCTGCTGTATCTATCCCTGCCAACTCTGTAGTTGGGTTTGACATGAAGCAGGTTATCCCTGCCAATGCAACTCCTAAGACAATTACAGGTTTTGCATCAACAACAGATGTAAAGATTCACATCAGCGGAGTGGAGATTAACTAATGACATTTCAGCAATATCCTCAAAAGGGTGGTATCCCAAGTGGTAGCACTGCTGCTCGCCCAGCAGGTGCTGTAGAAGGTGATACTTTTTACAATGGCGAACTAGGGCTTCTTGAGATTTATTCAGACGGAGTATGGATTCCATGTTCTGCTCCTGCTGGTATTCCAACAGTAGTGGGAACTGATGTTGGAACATCTCGCGCATATACAAGCGGTGCGATTGCTTTTACATTTACTCCAGGAACAAATGGAGGCGCACCTTATGGGTTTACTGGAATTGCATCATTGAGTGGTTCTTCATATAACTCAACAAGCACATCAACAGCAATCACTTTGTCTGTTGGTGGACCAGGTGATTATACATATACTGGAAATGCATACAATGGTTTCGGAACAAGCCCAAATAGCGCAAGTCAAAATATAACTGTTACAACAGTTCCACAAGCACCTACTATTGGAACAGCATCAACATCTACAGTAACAACAGATGTATCCGTAACTTGGACTAATGGTGCAACTGGCGGAAAAGTATTATCAGCAATTAAAGTTCGAGCATATAGTGGCGCTACTCTTGTTTCAACTACAACTGCTGCTACAACATCATCTACATCGGCAACAATTACTGGTTTAACAGCAGCAACTTCTTATACATTTAAAGTATTTGCAACAAACGCAAATGGTGATTCTGCTGAAAGTTCAGCATCAAACTCTGTAACAATTCCAACACTTTCAACTATTAACTACTTAGTTGTTGCAGGTGGCGGTGGAGGCGGAGGAGAAACTGTAGGTGGAGGAGGCGGTGGTGGTGGCTTCCGTAGCGGAAGTTTCTCTGTTGCTGCTGGTTTTGTATTTACTGCAACTGTAGGTAGTGGTGGTCGCGGTAGTGGAGAAAGCGTTGGAATAGCACAGGCTGGCGGAACTTCATCTATTGCTGGAAGTGGTCTAACCACTGTTTCTTCTTCTGGTGGTGGAACTGGCGGAAACTATGGTGGTGGTCCATTTGGCGGAACAACAGCAGGTGGTGCTGGTGGTTCTGGCGGTGGTGCTGGAGATACAAGCAAAGCAGGTGGCGCTGGAAACAATGGAGGATACACACCAGTAGAAGGTTATGCTGGTGGAGGTTCTGGACCACAGTGGTCTGGCGGTGGCGGCGGTGGCGCTGGTGCCGTTGGTGCTACAGCAACATCTAGTGGCGTTGGTGCTGCTGGTGGTTCTGGTGCATCATCATCTATTACAGGTACTTCAACCTTCTACGGCGGCGGCGGTGGTGGTTGTGGTGATTCCTCTGGCGGTGCAGGTGGCGCTGGTGGTGGCGGTTTTGGAGGGTATGGTGCTAGCAATGGTGGCGACCCAGGTACAGCCAATACTGGTGGTGGTGGCGGCGGACAACGCGATGCTAACAACGGAGAAGGTCGAACAGGTGGCTCTGGGGTTGTAATTCTAAGCCTTCCATCTCAGGCTGCATCTACAACTGGCTCACCAACATATACAACATCTGGCGGTAGACATATTTATAAGTTTACTGGCAACGGCACATTAACAGTATAAGGAGAAATCATGGCACATTTTGCAGAGTTAGATAAAAACAATAATGTTATAGCAATTCATATAGTAGCCAATGATGAACTTATTGTTGATGGTGTTGAAGTAGAACAAAAAGGTATTGATTTCTTAAAAGATTTTTTTAAGAATCAAAATGCTACATTTATTCAAACATCATACAATGGAACATTTAGAAAAAGATATGCAGCAGTAGGAGATATTTACGATTATGTTCGTGATGCTTTTATCGGACCTAAACCATATCCTTCTTGGTCATTTAATGAAGAAACTTGTGGTTGGACTCCACCTAAACCAAAACCTCCGTTTCTTGAAGGAACTGTATATCTTTGGGATGAGATTACACAGGATTGGCTTGGCGTAACAAGAATCCCTCAAGCATAGTGATTACACCTGAGCATGTGTTTAAACGGCTCATTATTTTTTTGGAGTAACTATGCCTAGAAACGAAGGCACTTGCACATCAGAGCCTACTCGCACCATTGACGATGCGATAGACGAAGCAGAACTTTTACCATACTAAGGAGCAATAGTGGCAAGAAGAAGTCGTGCGCCCCATATTACCGAGCGCCCAGTCATTGACCTATCTGGTTCCGTATCTCAGTATTACGAAATCACAAGCAATGCATTTGATATTGCTATTGCAGGTCTGCCATTTGTTTTTGCTATTACCGACTCAACACCTTACCGCCGACAGACCGCAGAGTTTCGTACTCAGCGCTTTGACAACGGGCGCGACCCAGGTGAACAGTCACTCTCTGGTTCAGGTTACTGGATTAGAAGCCAATCATCTTTCCATCTGGGGCAAGGCATTAACTATGCCGAACCACTTGAAGGAGATGTAGAACAGATTAAGTTCCGCTACAAATCATCCGTAGGTATTGACCCTTGGACTGCTGGAGAACTTAAGTTGCTACGCAAGGCTACTCTCCAAGAAGGTTCAGCCTCACGCTCTGGTGTGTTTTCTACCACTATCAATGGCGCAGACTTTCTTATCAAGGTAACTGGTGCATCTACTGAAACCATCCGTGTGCTTAAGATTGCAACTAATGGTACAGAAACTACTGTCTTAAACAATACTGACATTACCGAAAACATTTTGTATGCCGCCATGGGTGGTAATGACCTGTTTATTGTTACCCCTACAAAGGTGTGGCGCTATTCTTTCGATGCAGCATCTCCTGCTTTGCACCAAGACTACACAATTAACACAGCCAACGCAGCAACTGCGCACATTGGTTATGTCAAACAACGATTTATTCTTGCCTATACAGATGTCAATAAGAATACTTTTGTATATGAACTAGCCCGCAACACTGGCTCATCTATCAACCTCAGCACGCTTACTGCAGTTAACGGTTCAACCACACTGCCTATTGGCTTTCGATTCATGGCTGTTACTGAGTCAAGTAACGCTATTTATGTTGGTGGGTTTTCAGGAGACGAAGGCTTCCTCTTTAAGATTACAGTAGATGCAACTGGTGCGCTTAGCACCATGGTGCGTACAGTAATACTACCTAAAAGCGAAATCCTTACGGCAGCCTACGGCTACCTTGGTGCCTATGTAATGATTGGAACTAACCGAGGCGTACGCGTGGGTGTTGTAGATACAGAAGGCAACATCACATACGGTCCACTTGTTTTTGAAAAAAGCGGCGGTGTCTACGCATTTGCTGCTGCCAATAACTATGTATGGGCTGGCGTGGATGCTGGCGTAGGTGGAGCATCTGGCTTAATACGCATTAACCTGGGTGCGCCATTGACCAATGGTGGTTATGCTTATGCAACAGACCTAGAAGCAACGGCAACTACTGGTGCTGTATGGTCTATAGCAATTTTTAACAATGGTCGCAAAGCATTTACTGTTGAAAACTCTGGCTTATGGCTAGAACATACAACGGATTTGGTTGAATCTGGAACCATTGATACTGGTCTTATTCGTTTTGATACGCTTGAGAATAAAGCATGGAAGCGTTTGCGCCTTCGCCATCCAGAAATCTTGCAAGGAGATATTCAAATTGCCCGTCTTAAAGAAGCAGTTGCAGACTCACTCACTACTATTGCAGAAGGTAACATTGAACAATACGACTACGACCTTGCTGTTGTATTTGCGGATGTATCACCTGATGCTGCGTTCCGCTTCAACCTCTACCGTAACTCAACGACTGCTTCGACTGGCGCTGTTATGTATGGTTATTCCGCTAAGGCTTTGCCTACTCCTACACGCGCTCGCGTTATCCAAATTCCAATCCTTCTTTTCGACAAAGAAACGGACAAACTAGGTAACATAATTGGCTTTGATGGCTACGCAAGACAGCGTTTAAATGCACTAGAAACAGTAGAAGGTGCTGGAGAGACAGTTATTATCCAAGACTTCACTGCAGGCGGTGAACCTATTGAAGCAGTTATCGAACAGGTTACCTTTACTAGAACTACACCACCTAAGAGTGGCTTCACTGGATACGGTGGAGTTGCCCAAGTCATTGCTAGAACGGTGGTGTAAAGGTGACACCTACAGATTGGGCTGCCCTTGCAGTCTCCATTGCTACCATCATTGGTGCTTTTACAGCAGCAGTGCGATGGTTAGTTAAACATTATCTTTCTGAATTAAGACCTAACTCTGGGTCAAGCCTCCGCGATTCCGTTGACAGACTAGAGGAACGCGTTGACCGTATCTATGAAATTTTGTGTGAACGCAAAAACTAATTGAAAGGTACAAGTGAAACTTCCCCGTTTACTTGCAGTATCGTTCCTCACATTAGGAACTTCTTTCTTCTTTACACCCTCAGCCCAAGCAGCACAAGCAAACGCAACTATTATCTGTGGTAAGACAGATGGAACTCAACAATCATTTCAAGTTGGGTGGGATAATAGCCAGCAGTTCTTTGCTGATAAGGGATACATCCCTCGCTTGTTCTGTGAAGGTGGGTATGCACAAGGGCATAACATCTATGTTAGTGACAACCTTAGTGATACTACTTTGGGTTACTACAACGGTGTACCAGTAGGACCAGCGCCAACCCCAACACCAACCCCTGAGCCAACTCCATCACCTACTGCAAGTCCCACTCCAGAGCCTTCTGTGTCACCATCGCCTTCGAGTGAGCCAAGTCCAACGCCATCTCCAACTCCGACTGTCGAAGCATCGCCTTCTCCAGCGCCAAGTGAGCCTGCGCCAACTGAGTCTCCTTCTCCACAACCAAGTCAGAGTGATGGTTCAACTGTAACATCCACTCCCGTACCTGAGACTCCCACTGCTCCAACCGAGACTTCGACTGTGACAAGTAGCGATACTGCGACAGCGACCAGCCCGCAAGAAACAACAACAGCGCCTGTAGAACCTGTCCCATCGGCTCCTACTCCTTCTCCTGAACCAGTGCCAAGCGTGCCTTCCACGCCGCCTGCGGTAGAGCCTGAACCAACTCCTGTACCTCAGCCTCAACCTGAGCCATCTCCGCAACCAGTGCCAGAACCTCAGCCTCAGCCAGTGCAACCCGCACCTGAGCCTGCACCCGTTCCAGTGCCAGAGCCAGTTCCACCTGCGCCTGAGCCAGTGCCTGTTCCAGTGGAGACTGCTCCGCCTGTAGAAGAACCTGCTCCACCAATCGAGGAGCCTGCTCCTCCTGTGGAGGAAGCCCCTCCTGCCGAGGAACCATTACCTGAACCTATCCCAGACCCAGTACCAGAGGCGGAGGTACCACCTACCGAGCCTGCTCCTGAGCCTGTTGATGAAGCGCCTGCGCCTACCCCTGTTGAGCCTGAACTTCCAGAAGAAGTCGCTCCACCAGTTGTTGAACCTGTTGATGATGTCGTTGAAGAATCCCATACTCCCATCGTAGCAGATAAGAACGCAACCGAGGAAGAAAAGGCTGCAGTTGCAGAAGCAATTATTGAAGCAGCACAGGGAGAACCAGTTACAGCACAGGCTATCCAAGATGCAGGTCTTACTTATGCCGACTTGCCACCTGATACCCCAGTTGAAGTTCGTCAAGATGAGAACGGTAACGAAGTTGTTATCACAGCAGAGGTAGCAGCAGCCCTTGTTGTACTTGAAAACCCAGCAGCATTTGTTGAAGCAATCTTCTCTGACCCAGGACAAGCACTACTTGCATTGGCAAGTATCGGTGCTGATATGTCAGAAGAAGAAAGAGAAGAAGCAGAAAAGATTATTGTCGCATCAGTTATTGCTGGGCAGGCTGCAGTTAATGCAGCGGGCATGGCAGGAGCAGCAGCAGCCTATAGGAGAAACCCATGAAAAAGATAATGAAAGATATGGTTGAACAACTGTGGACTCTACTAGGCATGTTCATTGCCTGGGTTGTCCTTGATGGTTCAGCCAAGACAGTAGTTGGTTATGCCATTGCAGGCACGCTTATTGCTTGGGCAATTACTTATCCGCTACGCAACCCAAAGGATGATGAATAATGGATACATTTAAAAATGTAATGATGAGAATCTTTGCTGTTATCGCAGCAGAATCTCTCGGAGTTATTGGTGCTGGCTCACTGGTAGGTATTGAAGTATGGCAGGCAGCAACACTTGCTGGCGCACTAGGTGCAGCCCGCGTGCTTGAGGCTTTAGCCCGCTTCTATCTAGCAGACGGAAGCCTGACATCAGAAGAAATCAACGCAGCCTTTGCTAAGGTTGATAAGAAAGCGAGTGAATAATGGGACAAAGAGCAGACTTTATTGCAGTAGCAAGAGGTGAACTCGGAGTTATCGAAGGTCCAAAGGACAACGAAACTAAGTACGGTGCTTTCACTAAGGCAAACTTCTTGCCATGGTGTGGGTCATTTGTTAACTGGTGTGCTAACGAAGTAGGACTCAAGATTCCTAACTGCGTATCAACAGTTGCAGGTGCCAAGGCATTTGAAAAGAAAGGTCAATGGGAGTTGGCAAGCGATACCGCTACACCACTACCAGGAGACATCGTGTTCTTTGACTTCCCTAACGATGGAGTAGACCGCATCTCCCATGTTGGCATTGTTGTCAAGGACAACGGAGATGGCACAGTCACCTGCATTGAAGGCAATACAGCACCAGATAAGAAGGGCAACCAGCGCAATGGTGGTCAAGTCTGTCTTAAGGTACGAGCCTTCAAGAAGAAGAACGGTTCCAAACTACGCAAGTCACAAGCAGTAACAGTGGTTGGCTTCGGCAAGCCAGTGTTTAAGTCATAAGGAGAAACAATGGACATCAAAACCCTTAAGCAAGTTGCTCTCACCTATGCTCGCGCAGCAGGTGCAGCAGTAGTAGCGTTGTATATGGCAGGAGAGCATGACCCAAAGGTGTTGGCTTATGCCTTCATCGCTGGATTCGTAGGACCTGCTGCTAAGTATCTTGATAAGTCAGCGAAAGAGTTTGGCTTAAAGAAGTAAGTCTTAAGACATAAAGAAAAGACCCGCCCTGGATTTTATTCCGAGGCGGGTCTTTTTTTGTTTTATATCCCGAAGCAACCTTCCCCTAATTGCAACGGAATTCTTTATCCCCCAGTTTTATAGAAGCCTGGACCTTTGAACTGAATCGCAGGAGGTGTATACACACGCTTCATATCTGCCCCGCACAATGTACACGGTGGAACTGTATCACTTTCCGTGATAGCAAGTAGCAACTCTTGCACAATGTTGCAAGCGTTACATTGAAAATCATACTTGGGCATAGTCCTCATCCGCTGGGCAGGGTACTGTTACAAGCGCCCCACATAGGGCGCACTCCGCATCCGTGAACCAGAGCGAAATCTCTTTATCTTCAAACATGCATCTAACTAAAAACAGTGTGCTTCCGCAAAGACACGCATGTGTTGGTGTGCCACGCAGGTCTAAGGACCTGCTACGCTGTGGCTTCCATCGCTTGCGTAGTCGGTAGAGTATTCCCTTGTTCTGCACGAACAGAGTGTAACCAGATTTTTTGTTGAAATTCTTAAGACACGCCGTGGTTTATATCCTGCATAGAGGAGACTTTGCGAGTACACTCCTCTATTGAAAGGAAGTAAATGACTACATTAGAAAATCTAACTGGCAGAAACTATGTTTCCCACAGCGCCATGACAACTTGGCTAAACTGTGGTTGGAACTTTTATCTTAGCCGTGTTCAAGGCGTGCCAGAGAATCCATCCTACTGGTTAGTAGGTGGCAAGGCTCTGCATGTTGGTACAGAAGTCTATGACCTAGCATCTCCTGATGCACAGGCAAACTTTGATTCTACTTTAGTATTTAATACAGAGTGGAAGAAAGAGTTTAGCCTTGCTCTTGAGAGCGGAAAAGAATTCCGTGCTGGTGGTCGTGCTACTAAGGCATATCCAAACAAGGAAGATGCTTCATGGTGGTTAGACAATGGACCAAAGATGCTTGACTTCTGGGTTCAATTCCGTCAGGACAGTGGATTCCAACTGTACCTATTACCAGATGGCAAGCCAGCAGTTGAAACAGAACTGCTCCAAACAGTCAATGGCGTGAACATGCGTGGGTTCTTAGACCGACTCATGGTGTCACCTGATGGTGAACTTACTGTCGTTGATATTAAGACAAGTGCTAAGGAACCAGCATCGCATACGCAGTTGGGTACTTACGCAACGCTAGTAGAGAAAACATTTGGTATCCGCCCAAGCAAGGGTGCTTACTGGATGGCAAGAACGGGAGAACTATCCGACCTCTTTGACTTGTCTCACTACACAGAACAACGCCTCGGCGTGCAAGTGGCAGGGTTTAAAGCGGCTGTAGAGAACAACATCTTCATCCCAAACCCAGGCTTCATGTGTGGTACTTGCTCAGTAAATGCAGCATGCTATGCAGTGAACGGCAAGGACTCACACAAATATCCCGAACTAACAGGAAGCGAAGAAAATGAGTAACGAAGCACCATTTCAGATTAACCTTAAGACCCCTGGCGGTACCCTTCTAAACCTCCGTGCTTGGACAGAGCAGGAACTGGACATCTACATAGATGCACTGCAGTTACGCATCCCAGATATTCAGGCACTTGAGCAGGTAGTAAATGCTGGCGGTGCAGCCAACGCTGCAGTTGCCAACCTACAAGCAGCAGGTCTTAATCCACAACCAGTAGCAGCACCTGCTGCACCAGCACATAACTATGCACCAACACCACCTGCTCCAGCACCTGCTGCTGGTGCATCACCTAACTGTGACCACGGCATGCCAATGCGCTTCGTGCCTGCGGGAATCAGTAAGGCTGGAAAGCCATACAAGTCCTTCTATGCATGCGCTCAGCCAAGAGAGTCTGCATGCAACGCTAAGGCTTAATAGTGCGCTTGCTTTCTCGCGCTATTAAGACTGCTTCGCAAGGGGGTGCCACCGTTCCAATCGTGTGGCGCTCTCTTGCAGAGCAGCAAGCCATGTTTAGACATGGTGAAGTGTCAATGATTGCTGGTCCTCCAGGGGCTGGTAAATCTACATTTGCATTGTCTCTTGCAGTACATGCGAAGGTTCCTACCTTGTACATCTCAGCAGATACTCACTCACATACTATGAGTTTGCGTTTGCTTGCGATGCTAACAGGTAAAGCACAACAAGATGTTGAACCTTTGATGGAAATGGATAGAGACTGGGCAGCACAGATGTTAAAGCCTGCCGACCACATCATGTGGGAGTTTGATTCTGCACCAACACTTAAGGATATTGAAGATGCAATCCTTGCATCAAGAGAACGCTTAGGTGAGGATGTCAAGATGATTGTCTTGGACAACGCAGTTGATGTAACCATGGATGGACAAGATGAGTGGGGTGGATTGCGTACCCTTATGCGTGAACTTAAATGGTGGGCGCGTGAGACAGGTGCTGCAGTAATTGTTTGCCACCATACAAGTGAAGGTGTAGTAGGCAACCCATGTCCACCACGCTCTGCACTGCATGGCAAGGTAGCCCAGACCCCTTCGTTAATCCTTACTATCCATGGTCAGTTAGCATCTATGGGTGTAGCAGTAGTGAAGAACAGATACGGACCAGCAGATTCAATGGGTTCATCACCCGTATGGCTGTCGTATAACCCAGCGAGTATGTCTATCTTAGACATGCCACAACCGTAGGAGAAGCAATGAGTAATCAAGATTGGGAATTAAAGGTAGTAGAAAACGCTGGCGAGATTCCAGCAGAAGATTATCCAGAAGGTATTACTGTCCCCGTGAAGCCTTTACTTTTAGATATTAAGACACAACTGATGCTAGTACCTAAGCATTATGTATACACAGTGGGATGGAGAGCGTATGTTTGGCAGAAAAAAGAAGGCGGAATCTTCAAAGACCTCAATGAAGCAGAGTACAGCGAACTCATTGAGCGAGGCGATGTCACTTACGCCAGAGAAACTGATGGAGATTCTGGAAGCAGCGCCCCTGTCACCAGCGGTGAAGCAAGCACTTCTTAATGAACTGCCTGACTTTATAGAAACAGTAGATGAAAATGCTCGGCAGATATTTGACCCGAATCAGATTTGGTTGGAGTCACTGCAGTTTGCTGACTATGTAGGACAACTCGGTGAGCATCTCCTTGAGAACCACGGCGATGAGTGCAGGGAAGATATAGCCAATCAACTAAACGCTATGTCAATGGCATGGAAGTTAATGGCAGAGAACGCAATGACTGTACTTGACCAATCAGAAGGAACATTGGAGTTTAAAAATGCACAGCAGTAAAGAGACACTGACTGTAGCGTGGTGCGATAACGGCATGGTTGACGGCAAGTTTGCCGAAGGCTTGGTCTATACCATCGTAACTGCCTACTCAAAGAACATATTGTTTAACAACGCTATGCGTGTGCAGGGTAACCAGATTGCCCGCCAACGCCAAGCGTTGATTGACAAGTGGTATGACGAGGTTAAGACAGACTGGATTCTATGGGTTGACTCTGACATTGTACTTACCCTTGATGTGATGAAGATGATTTGGGATACAGCAGACAAGCACAGCAAGCCTATTGTTAGTGGAGTTTACTTTATATCCAAGCAGAACGAAGGTTCACTCATGCAACCTATGCCCGTACTCTTTAATGAGACTGGCGACATACATCAGATGAAGTACATCCACCCATTGCCACAGAACCAAGTCATCAAGATTGACAACGCTGGTATGGGATTGGTACTGATGCACCGCTCCGTTGTTACACAACTACGCGAGAAGTTTGGTGCCGATTGCTTCCTCTTTGCAGAGGGTGAAGGCACGGGCGATAAGTTTATTGGTGAGGATGTGTCCTTCTTCCGCAAGGTTAAAGAGGTGGGCATCCCTGTCTATGCGCACACAGGTGCAACAGTCAAGCACATGAAACGATTTGCGTTTGATTCCAACTACTACAACTTGTACTGGGCAGCAGTCCAGCATGCGGAGAAACAAAATGGCGACACAGCAACAAGCGAATAAGCGTAGGGGTGCAGCGTGGGAGATTGACCTAGCCGATGGGCTGGTTGATGAAGGCTACGAAGCACAACGATTGCCACGGGCAGGGCGCAATGACATAGGTGATGTCTTTCTTAAGACAGTAAATGATACCTACATCGTTGAGGCTAAGGCACCAAGGCGTGATGGTCGCATTGACCTGAGCGGATGGTTGCGTGAGGCAGACATTGAGGCAGAGAACTATCGCATCTCTAAGAACTTAGCCCTTGCACCTACTCCATTGGTAATCATTAAAGCATCCAACAAAGGAGTGATGGAGGCTTATGTAGTGCAGAGGCTTA